ATTGATAGCCGCTATTATCCAAAACATGCTCCACACGGGTGGCAATCCATTCACCATCGACACCTGCGCGGATGCCAGAAAGCGTTATTTTGCCTTCGCTCATCAATCGTGTGTTGCCGGGTAAGCTGATATTCAGCGTGCCTGTGCCGCGTTTTAGGCGCTCTAATGCTGAGCTGGCATTCTGTTTTGCTTGATCAGCGCTATCATAGGTGTGACGAAGCGTATAAACTGGCTCAGCACCACCAATCTTGATGGTTTCTTTTTCAGCGGTTTGCTTATTGTGGAAGCTGGCCTGAACTGATCCGTATTTATCCCGATCTGCAAAACTTGCCTCCCAACTGGTTAGCTGATGCCCTGCAATAGCAACTGGTTCTATTAATGTGCCACTGACAGATTTGGCCCGACCTTTCGGCACAAACAGCAACTTGCCATGCACAGGTTTGGTGATTGCGCCGTGGTTTCTGGCAAGACGCGTCAGCAAATGCAGATCACTTTCCTCAGTCTGTGTCAGATATGGCAGCTGAATGGACGCCATATCGCTTGATATTTTAGGCTCCAAGCCATGAGCTGCCGCGATCTCATTCACCACATCCACCAATGTGACTTCGCCCCATGTTTTTGTTCTGGGGGCTTTAATCACTTGGCGCATATCAGCGGCATGGGCACGAATAGTCATGCTTTGCGGCGGGCTGGCAATGCTAACTTCATCAACAATATAAAGCCCCATCCGTACAAGACCTGTTTCCTGATAGCCCAAGGCAATATCCAGTTCCGCTCCTGTGCGAGGCAAAGCGATTTTGCCATCACGATCATCCAGCTTGATTTCAACCTTATCGCTACCAACACCAGCCTCGTCAGTCACCCGCAAGGATAAGAGACCGCGCTTGATAGCAGCAGTAATATCAGTGCTATCAGCAATAACGCGGAAATCCGGTGTACTCATTTTCTGATCCTTATTACTTAATCCCAGAGGCGAATAACCTCGTCCGTTTCAGGTAGCGATAACTCGGGTAAGACGATCTCAACACCTGCGGGCAAAACATCGCCTAAATCAGCAAGCCCATTATTGGCTTCCAAAACTGCTTCAACGGCACCGCTTTGGGTTTGGTAGTGTTTCCAGCATATCCAGTCCAACACGTCGCCCTCACGGGTGCGGTAAATTGCGCTCATCAATCCTCTCCATATTTGCTAATGGACATGCGAAAACTGATCTTGCGGGGAATGCCGCCTTTTAAGAAAACCTCACGATTTTCTTCAAGCCGGGTAATAACCCATCGGCCCCAGATGCCGCCCATGCCATCAATCAAAAGTAGCGGCTCACCTTTGTCAGCCGCTCCCTTCATATCTTCAATTTGATCAAGCCCACCCTTGAATTCAGGGTAGATCGTGCCTTCCAGCTCAATCTGCTCCATGCCATGCCCGAGATATTGCATCGCAGGATTATTCTGCAGCCGTTCCTGACCTTGCCATCGATACTCAATAGAGCGCCTAAATTGCTGATATGCGCTGGTATTGAGTGAAAACCGATAGTTTCCTAATCCCATCATGGTGCTCATAATACGGCTCCTGCAGTATCAAATAATGCGCCACGGGTTTGCTCTTTAATGCGGCGCATGACTTCGTCGGCAATCTTGCCCACATCTTGGCCGGGAGCAGCTTGGACTGTGATATTAAAGGCGTTGTTATGCGTGTGCTCAGTTGATTGACGGATGCCGCCACGCGCTGCATCCTGAACAGAACGCTGCAAGGCACTACGTTCATCCTTGTTGGTAATTGTGGCCTCAACAGACGGTTCCTTGCTGCCAAAAATGGCGTCCCAGACTTTGCCAATGGCTCGAATGGGGGCGCTGATGATTTTCCAAAACCCACCAATCCAATCAGCAAACGCTTCCCAGACAGGTTTTACGCTGTCCCAGATACCGGAAAAGAATGTCTTTACCTTATCCCAATTCGTAATCAGCAGTCCGGCAGCCAAAGCAATGCCGCCTACAATCAGCCCAATGGGATTAGTCATGATTGCTACGGTTAGAGCACGCATCCCGCCAATAACGATGGGAATAGCGCGTGAAGCCAACCCAATCAGACTGGCAGCAAAGGCTTTAATCATGCCCCCGAAGGCAAGTGCTTTCAGTCGTACTGCTGTAATAGCAGCGCTGATGTTGAAGGCTCCCATGCGAAGAGATGCAAGCGCCAAAGCTGATTGCAATCCACGGAAACCAACCACGAGTGCGTTGGCTCCTCCCAACACAAATGTCCAAGCATAGCCCAGACCAATCGCTGCGATTTTGATGCCTATCAGCGCGAATGTAGCTCCGAATACAACACTCGTCAGCAATGGAAAACGCTCTGCCAGATCCGCGATCATACCGCTCATTGGACGCAGTACATTATTCACCAAGAAATTAAGCGGCGGCAGCAAAGTCGTGCCGATATTCATGCCAATTTCAGTGATCTGATTGCTCAGCAGCTGCAGACTGTTCTTGGTCGTATTGGAGCGATTGGCAAATTCACGCTGCATTGAGTTATGTTTTTTACTATCGCCCAGTAAATCCAAAGTTTTCTGATAGGTCTGCACTTGGCCTGCAAGCAGTGAAATATCATCCGCATATTCAAGCCCGAACAGATCAGACAAAATCCCGGCACGCTCCTGTTTTTCAACCTGTGAGACGGTTTGCAGGAAAGAAAGCAATGCCCCTTGAGCATCATCTCTGATGGCATCTTTCAATCCTTGAGCCTCAATCCCAAGAGCACTGAGACCAGATTGGAACTTGGCGCTTTGTTTATCAGCGGTGTTCAGCTTTAGCAGCAAGGCATTCATCGCCGTAGCAGCAACTTCGGGCTTTTTACCCAGCGCGACAAACGTATCGCCAAGTGCGGCGGTTTGCTCCGCAGAAAGCCCAAAATCTCTGGCTTGTGCGCCCGCACGCGTAATAACTTGCACAATCTCGCTGGCTTTGGCCGCCGTGTTATCGGACAGGTGGTTGAGCGCATCACCCAGCTGGCTCATCTCGGTGATTGGAATGCCAAAGATATTAGAGAGCTTGGCCATCGATTCACCTGCCTGATCGGGCATGATGTCAAAGGCCACAGCCATCTGGGATGCAGTCTTGACAAAATCCGGTAAGGCATCTTCTGACACACCCAGCTGTCCACCAGCGGCAGCAATCTGAGCCAGACCTGCTGCAGAAAGAGGGATTGTGCGTGACATGGCTTTAAGCTGATTGCCAAAGGCCCGCAGGCCGTTTTCCTGATCCTTGAAATCAACGACTTTGCGGACATCAGCCATCTCGCTTTCAAAATCAATCGCTGCTTTTAGCGGTGCGCCCATGGCAGCGCCAAGCGCCACCATATCCAGAATTTGACCGCGCAAGGCGGCACGTCTGGCCTTGATGCCATCACCGCGTTTTAGCGCCTGATCCAAAGCATTATATTTGGATTTGAGCCGATCTACTGATGCGCCAAGCTTTGTTTGTTGAGCGGCCAGATTGCGGGTGCTTTGCCCTGCGGCCTTCATTTCCAGCCGTATTTGGCGTAGCGATTCCTGTTTTTTCTCATAGGCCGCTTTGGCACGCCCGGCGGCGTTTTTGGCTTTTTCAAACTCCGACTTCATTTTGGCCGTCGGGTTGGCTGTTTGTTTCATGGCCAGAGCCAATTCACGCACTTGCATTTCCGCAGCCTGCCACGCGTTTTTCGCGCCCATGACATCCGTTTTCAGCTTTTGGAAGCTTTGGATGCGCTTGCCACTGGCATCAAGAGATTTCAGGGCTTGGCCCATTTGCATGAGCTGCTTGCGTCCACCACCTAAAGCAGTGCCAAAGCTGCTCTTCAGGGCAGCGCCGATGGTAATGGATACAGCGTTATTCTGTGCCATGATGCATGTCCTGTGATTGTGGGTGAATATTTAGGGTTTCATCAGTGATGATGCGTCTTGATGCCAAAGCAAAAACTCATCAATCTCCATATTGAGCCATAGTTCAATGCCGCTAACATGAGAGGCCAAGGTCAGAACGGCTAGTCGGAGATCTCCGGCGTTGAGGGAAAAAAATCAGCAAAACTCTGTTGGATTTTGCCGTAATCAGCCAAGTCTAGCTCTTCAATCACGCGGATATCAACTTCAGCCAGATTGGCAATCATGGCGATTTCTTTCTCCGCATCGGTCTTTTTCATGCGCTCAACTGCCAGACGATCACGCACTTTAGGCCGCCTGATATTCAGCTCAT